CAAATATTGACATGGCAGATTTATTAATGAAAATGCCGGTTCCTTACGAACCGAAAAGAGTCAACCGATTCATCGTTAGATTCCCTTCTTCATTGGGTATCAACGAATGGTATGTTGCATCCGCAGCTAGACCAAGTGCAAAAATTAACTCAGTTGCAATCCCTTTTATTAACACTTCAACTTATGTTGCTGGTCGTTTTGAATGGAATGAACTTAGAGTAACCTTCAAAGACCCAATAGGTCCTTCAGCATCCCAAGCGTTAATGGAATGGTTCCGTTTACACGCGGAATCTGTAACAGGTCGTATGGGTTATGCTGCAGGTTATAAGAAAGATATTGAATTAGAAATGTTAGACCCAACGGGAGTTGTGGTTGAAAAATGGATTCTTCAAGGTACATTTATCACAGATTTGAACTTTGGTGAATTGGATTATTCAAGAGATGACATCGCAAATATCACCGCGTCTTTACGTATGGATAGATGTATTCAAGTTTACTAATATTATTATAAAAATAAAATCTGTCAATATGAAGGTCTCTCAAAAGGAGACCTTTACTTTTTTATTTAAATTCTGTAGATTGTTATAGTTATAACAAAATAAATTATGGAAGAATATAGAATTGACCCCACGATTGCGTACGATGTCGTGGAATTACCATCAAGAGGTATACATTATCAAAACAAAAAGAAATCGGTTAGGGTTGCTTACCTTACCGCGGTTGATGAAAACATTTTATCTGCACAAAATTTAATTGCAACCAATGGTGTTGTTGATGAATTATTGAGAAGAAAAGTTTTAGATAGAGAAATCACACCGGAAGAAATAACCGAAGAAGATAAACAAGCAATCTTAATTTTTTTAAGAAATACAGCATTCGGTGCCGATTATACATTTTATTTAACGGACCCAAAAACGGATAAAGAATTTACTTCAACAGTTGATTTAAGTGAATTACAATTCAAAGAATTCAATTTAACACCTGATGTTAATAATGAATTCCAATATCACATGGATAAGTCAAATGTTGATATAACATTTAAATTTTTGACACCAAAACAACTAAAAGAAATTGATGAAATTGAAAAAAGTTGGAATGGAATTGGGGTTGCTCCTGTCGTTACCAAACAGTTAGAGATGATGATTAAAACTGTTTCAGGTAATAAGGACCCAATGAATATTAGAAATTTTATTGAAAAGTTACCTATCAAAGATTCTCAAGATTTTAGAAAATTCGTCAAAGAAAACAAACCCGGAATTAATTTAACAAGAAAAGTAATCGCCCCGTCAGGAGAAGAAATCAATGTAGAAGTTGGTTTTGGGGTGGAGTTTTTTCGCCCTTTCTACGGACTATAAGAAAAATCAATTAGACGAAATTTTATATTTGGTCAAAAGAGGGTTCGCTTATGGTGATGTCCTTACCATGCCCATTTATTTACGAAGATACTATGTAAACTACATTATTGAATTAGAAAACACTACTAAATAGTATTTATAGGTATGGCATCACTTAATATTTCTAACCAAGCAAAAAGTTTAGCTCAATCTAAAAGGTACCAAGAGTTTTTAACTATGGTGGCTAAGGATAATAGGGTTAGTCTTAATGACGCTAACGTGAAACAAGAAATTGATAATGCTTACGTGAGTTATAGTTCAGTTGCTCCAACTACGGGAAATGATGACAAGGGTAGTGGATTCAAAGAAACCACGAAAAGTGTTACTCAAGGAGCTAGTGATATTTTTAAAGGGACGTTAACAAACCAAAGTGTTTTACAACAAAATATTGGATACAACATGTCAAGTCTTCAATCAGAAGAGGCGATTGACTTTAGTTCAGTTTATAGTAGTATTGAAACATCTATTAAAAAAGGTGAAGGTGCCGTTAGTGTCATGAAAAACTTATTAGGTAGTTTACTAATGACTATAGGTGAACAAATCAATGACCAATTAGGTAAAGAGATTCAGTTAAGAAATAAAGTCAATTCCGAATTGGGGATGACGGGAGAATTATCAAAGGGTTTTAGAGATAACATTTTAGAAGCAGCACCCGCCGCGACCCAAATGGCGTTTAGTTTTGAAGAATTATCAAATTTTGCTGTAGATTTATCTAAAAACACAGGTAGAATGGTGGCATTCAATAAGGACACCTTAGTTGATGCACAAAAAACGGCAAGAGCGTTCTATGGTGATTTACGTTCACTTGGCTCGGCGTTAGATAGTTTTGAAAAAATCGGTACGGGAGCACAGGCGGCAATCACACAAATAGACAAAGCTGGTAAATCGTCTTTAGAATTAGGTTTAAATGCAAGAAAAGTTGTTGAGAGTCTTAGTTCTAATTTAAATAAAATGAATCAATATGGATTTAAAGACGGTGTTGAAGGTTTAACTAAAATGACACAAAAGTCCATTGAATTCAGAATGAATATGGATTCTGTTTTTAGATTGGCGGATGATTTATTTGACCCTGATAAGGCAATTGCATTATCTGCGGAATTACAAGCGATTGGTGGTACTATTGGTGATTTTAATGACCCACTGAAGTTAATGTACATGGCAACTAATGATGCCGGTGGATTACAAGATGCAATGATTGGAGTTGCGGGTTCGTTAGCCACGTATAACCAAGAGTTAGGTAAATTTGAAATTACAGGAGCGAATCTAAGAAAGGCAAAAGAATTAAGTAAACAGTTGGGTATGAGTATGGAAGACTTAACCAACACGGCAATTAAGTCACAAGAAAGAACTTCAGCTTCTGCTGAATTAATGTCTAAAGGTTTTGCGTTAAGTGATAAAGAAAAAGAATTCTTAACTAACATCTCAAGGATGGAAGGTGGTAAGATGGTTGTTGACGTTTCATCAATTTCAAAAGAGTTTGGTGGAGCACAACAAATTGCATTAGATGAACTTACCGAAACACAAAAAAACGTGTTATTGAAAAACCAAGAGGCGTTTGAAAAAATGTCCCCTGAAGAAATCGCGAGAGACCAATATACCGTAACACAAAATATCCAAAAAGATTTATCTGCAATGTTAACACTTGCAAAAGTAAATGCTGCTAAAGGTTTTAGGGGTGGTTTAGATGCGGTAGATAAGTTATTGGAAGAGAAAGCGGGGGATAAATTAAAAGAAACAACAACTGCAGCAGTTAAAGGACAAGAAAGTAACGTGGTTGCTGAATTTGTTAAAGGAGCGGGTGAAGAGGCCAGTAAATTAATTGCAAAGGGAGTTGCTCTTACCGGAGTTAAGGTCGATAATTCAACGCAAAATACCAACAATACCAACGGAACCACAAATAATGGTACGGTAACTACCGTTATACACAAACATTCACTTTCCGGTAGTGATGTTGTCACTGACTATACAAGAAGAACGTGGGACGAACAAATGGCGAAAACCAATCCACAAGATTATGCATCTGATACAAATTTATCAAACCCATTAAATAGAAAATAAAATTAAAAAACACCTATTTATATAATAAAAATAAATGCCAAGTTATTTAGATTTTAATAGTACTAAAGGTTTCAGGGACTTGTTGATTTCTCGTACCCTGAATAGACCCAATGGGCCTCAAACCTTTACAAGTAGTAATTACGAACTACAAAATTTAAGTAATTTTCCAAATATTGACCCGGGTGATGTAAAATCACAATGGGGAACATATTGGGGTTGGAGTTTTGGTGAAAATTTATATACCGTACCAAATGGTGTGGTTGAAGAATATACGGACACATCTTTACCGTCACTTACACTTTTAAATAATGGAATAATTGCTCAAGGTTATATTGATTCATTTGTTAAAAGTGAGACCAATTTGGTTAGTATAATGACAGGACAAAACTTTGATACAGATTCAAGGTTGATGCAATTTGCAACAAAAAACATTAGAGAAAATAGATTAGGTCCTGTTTTTGCGAGAGTTGAACAAAATTTAACGTCAAATACATTAGGTCGAGTTAGATTATTTGATGCGTTGGGTGGTAACACTGCGACCGCAATTAATTTAGTTACAGGTAGAGAACCTTTAATTGAAAAAAATTATAAAATTACAGTAGCAAAAACTTTATTAGGTAAAGGTGTTGATTTCTTACAAACAGTTGCCGGTGTTGAATTTCCATTTAGTGAGATTCCCGGTGATTATTTATCAAACCCAAAAAACCCAATACAGAACCCAAGACCTACCGCAAATACACAAGCAGGAGCAATTCTACAAGATGTAAGTGGAGTGTTAGGTTCTTTAATTGGAATCCAAAGAAGACCAAAACTTGGTAGAAAACCGTCCGATTTAATGATTGAATATATGGGAGAAGGTCAAAAACAAATTTTATTTGACCAACTATCATATTCAACTTACGCACCTAACTACACAACAACTGCAAGGTCTCAACAATCATCTAAGTTATTTAATTTTGTAAACAACGTTGCTCAAGGTGTTAAAAACGCATTAGGTATGGAAGCACCAAAAGGTGTTGCATATATTGGTGATGATAGGTCTACAGATGTAAAATATGCAATGTCAGATTTTAATGGTAACATGGTAAAAAGTAGTTACTATTTAAGTTTGATGTTTGATGAAGTGCAAGCGTCGTTATTTGAAAGAAAGAAAAATATTGGTGAAGGTGGACAAATCGGTGGTAAACTAACATGGATTAGTTCTAACTCACGAAATAAACTTGGTTTACACAACAAAGAATATCAAAGCGAAGCCAACCAATATAGTCAATCACTTTCAACAAAATATGGTTTCAGAGACGATTCTATTTTAGGTAGAACACAAGAACTCTTAGACTCAATGCCAAAAGATGGTCTTTCATCTCGTACCCACGTTGGTAACGTGATAGACCAAACAAGTAGAATTTTCAGAGAAGGAGATTCGATGTTATCGAGAGGTTCCGCAATTAAATACGTTGACGCATACGGTGGAGAAACTGGCGCTGAATTCTGTAGAGTATGGACTAAAGATAGGTCTTATATGAACTATTCAGACACGATGAAAAGAACTGCGAATATTCGTAAGTTCGATGATAGTGTTATGGGTGGAGACAGTAGACCATGGAATATTAACTACGCACCTATGTCAAGTGGTAGTTATGACCCAACAGGTAAAAACTCATTCGGAGCAAAAAATTCAACAAACATATTTGAACAAGGGGATGGATTTTATGCTAAAAAATATATGTTCTCAATTGAGAACTTAGCATGGAGAACATCAAATACTCCGGGATTCACCTATAATGACTTACCATACTGTGAAAGAGGTAATAATGGTGGTCGTGTTATGTGGTTCCCTCCATACGATTTAAAAATAAGTGAAAGTAACAACGCAAGATGGCAAGACAATACCTTCTTAGGTAGACCCGAACCAATTTATACATACCAAGATACATCAAGAAGTGGACAATTATCATTTAAAGTAATTGTCGACCACCCAAGTATTTTAAACCTTTTAGTTAGAGAATACTTTAAAGGAATGACCGATGAAGAGGCGGACAATTATATCAATGCATTCTTTGCCGGTTGTGAGGAATTAGATTTCTATGGATTAATTTTAAGATTTGCAAACTTAGGAGCGGATGATATTAAATTAATTCAATCTTATTTAGAAAAAGGAAAAGACCCTGATGTTATTCAAAATTACAAATATAACATACCACCAGCGGTTATTCCCGACCCAAATGCTGGACAAAATAATGGTAATTCGGGAAACAATTCAAAAGCGGAACCAACGGTTAAGGCGGAATTAAAATATGAAAATGATATTCCCGACCCAAAAAATGAGACAAAAACACCAAGAAAGTACACTGATTTATATTCAGAATATTCAGGTAAAACTAATTTATATGTAAATAAATTAAAAGACGCTTTAGTAACTTTATCGACTAAACCAAAAACCGAACAAATCAAAAAAGAGATTGGTTATATTTTTGGCTCTGCGGATGTTACCATTGATAGTGCAGCAATTGAAGGTCAAACAGGTAAAACGCAAACATATTTTACTGATTTAGAAAAAAATTATACAACATATAATAGTGAATTAGAAAAACTAAAAAATAGTCTTTCAGGAAAAACCGCACAAGATATTAAAATTAAAATACAATCTTCGTGTTCTTCAGTTGCGACCGAGTTTTACAATGAAAGTTTGGCACTAAGAAGAAGTTATTCAGTGATTCAAGATATTTTTGACAAAATTAAAAATCCGACAGCAACATCACCTACTGTAAAATGGATTGATAAGATTGTACCTACGGTTAGCAATTTATCACCAACAGATGTTGTTCAGATTACTAAAGGACAACCAATTACAATCATTAAGGAATATAGTTTTAAAGACTTAGGATGGGATTATGAAGGTAAAGTTATTATTTGGTCAAACAACTGGGGTGAAAACTTTACAGGTTCAGGTCCCGATAAAGATTGTGTTGGAAAAGAATTCCAATCAGATGTAGATTTAAAAATTTATACCCCGATTGCCGCATATTGTAGACAAACAACTTTTGAATTAGATTATTCAAAAACAACACAAGAACCACCAGCACCTACACCTACACCAAAAATACCCACAACTATCGACCCTGATGGTAAGATTACAATTAATCCACCAACTAGAAAGGTTCAAATAGACCCGTTAAAAAGAATTATCATGAGAACACTTTCTGAATGTTTTTATTTCAAAAAGTTAGAGGAGGATTCTCCCGTTCAATTTAAATCTTTAAAAGAAAAATTAAAGTATTTTCATCCAGGTTTTCACTCAATGACACCTGAGGGACTAAACGCTCGTTTAACCTTCTTATTACAATGTATTAGACCGGGAGACACAATACCAATTAAAGGTATTGCTGATGATACCGATTTAAATGCAAGAAATACATCATTTGGACCACCACCTGTTTGTGTGTTAAGGATTGGGGATTTTTACCACTCAAAAATTATTATTAGAGATGTTAACATTACCTATGATGAAGGTATTTGGGATTTAAATCCCGAAGGTATTGGAGTACAACCAATGATTGCAAACGTAACAATGCAAATATCATTTATTGGTGGACAAGGTTTATCAAAACCGGTAGAGAGATTACAAAACGCATTATCTTCAAATTTCTTTGCTAATACCGAAATGTACGATGAAAGGTCAATTGCAACAAATGAAACAATTGGAGGAAAGAAAGCGGATGTGTTCACTAAAGAGTTTTTACAAAAACTTATGGAAAGAACACCAAAAAAACCGACCGAAGACCCAAATAAAAACACTAACAAGATTCAAGACTCTGTGTACATTGGTACCCCTTCCGACCAAGATTTAAGTTATAAAACAATAGTTGAGGACGTATTTAAATCTACAGAAAGTTACTTTAAATCTTTTGAAACAAAATATAACACTATCTATACCAAATACGGTAAAGATGTTACCACAATGATGTTGTCACCTACTTATTTGGAGATAAACAAATATGATGTTTACAATGTAACATCACCAACACCGGGTAAAACATTAACACTACACGGAATATCTAAACAAGGTAATGAACTTGAAAAATTAACAATTGCACTGAAAACAGGTTTGGTTGATTTTATTAATTCATCATCGGACACATATTTGGTGAACATGTTGAAGTTCGACAAAGAGATGACGGGGTCTAAATTAATTGATACAAACGAGAAAATATTAAAACCATTTTTTATTAAAACAATTGAAGATAAAGTTAATAGTATAACATCAAACGATTCAATCAAAGAAATTGACAATGCAAGAAACGAATTAATTAAGAGTCTTGATAAAGTTAATTTCATTGTTAAAAATGGTAAAGATGGTCAAATAAAAGACCAAAAGGCAATCACGTCAAACTTAACAGGTTTTACTGCTGATATGATTTACAAGGAATATAGTTCTAACGTTGATTATATTGAAACCAATACCACAAAAATGTATGAAAGTCTTACAAGTGGAATTAATTTTAATTTCCCTGTAATAGACGACACTCAATTCCAATCGTTCAGTAAAGAATTCTTCGCGGAAGATTCAATAGTAAAAGCGATGATGGATAGTTTTACCGATACCGTTTTATACCCAAGTAGTTTAACTAAAAAGTTAACTAAAAGAGTAAATGATTTTGTTGTAAAACCAGAAAAAAAGAATTTTAAATTCACTAAATTCAAATCAAGAAAAAGTGATAAAGATATTAAATTTGGTAAAGACGCACCAATAGAAGAAACCAATGCAACAATAACTGATGAACTAAATAAAGTTAATTCAGATAATACATCGGTTACAGATAAATTAAATTTTTACAGAACACCAGTTGTTAAGAAGTAATGAGTAGACAATATTTTGACAGGTATCAATTTTTTATAGAAGATTCTAGTTTTAGAATCGTTCCGGGTATTGAAATACCAATTAAATCTACCGACAAGTACGCATATTTTAAAAGAGGAAAAGATAGATTAGATAAACTATCTGAACAATATTATGGTTCCCCTGTTTTTGGTTGGTTAATATTACAAGCAAATCCATTGGCTGGTAGTTTAGAGTTTAATATACCTGATAATTTTATATTAAGGGTACCATTTCCTTTGACTACCTCTTTACAAGATTACAAAAGAAATGTAGAATTGTATAACCTATATTATGGCCAGCAATAACGATTTATCAAATAGTGAGAACATACTTGTAAAAGTAGACCAAAATAACCTTATTTATGTAGACCCAAATAGTGTAGTTAATTCTAGCGGGGAAATACAAGAAAGAGGGGTTAAACAGGAAAACTTAGTAATGTATGCTAACTTGGAGGCAGATATTGTTCCGAGAACAACTCTTATTGCCGATAATAATCAAGGAAATACTTTACTTAGTATTGCGAAGGGTAATTTAAATTTCCTTAGAAATCAAACGGGTGACGGTAATTTCGACGCAAGTTGGACCGATACCTTTTTACCAAAACCGATTGAAGGTCAGGAATCAAACTACAGAAACGGTAAAGATTTCGCATTTACGGATTCACAATTTAAAGACCCGTCAGGACAAACATTTGGTATTGATTCAATCACCATTTCTGTTAAGGGAGCAAACTTTGTACCTCAAGTCAATATTAGTTTTATTGATGTGAGAGGTAAAACTCTTTTTGACAATGCAGAAAATTCACCATACAACGCATTTTTCCATTTACCGTGGCCAATATTTTATTTAACTGTTAAAGGTTATTATGGTAAGGCGATTAGATATCGTTTACATATGACCAAATTCACCTCAAAATTTAATGAAACAAATGGTAATTTTGAAGTATCAACAACATTCGTTGGTTCAACATTTGCATACTTAAATGACATTTCTCTTTCGTCAATAATCAACTGTCCCTATATGTTCATGACCGAAAATAATACTCCGGTTACATTGAACACAAATTTAAATGTTTACGAGAAAAAAGTAACAAGAGGGTCAAGAGGTTACGCCATTTTAAAATCAATTTACAAACAATACGAAAAAAAGGGATTAGTCCCAAAAGGATTTCCAGTTAAGACCTTAAAAGATTTAGGATATGTTGCCGAATCGTTAGATAAAATATTAGAAGAACAAGTCTTTAGTCAAGTTAGTATGGATATATTCCAAGGACTTAAAGAAGTTGAGGAACTTATCGATAACTTTGAAAGCTCAATTAAAGCTTGGTCTCAAATTAACTTATCTGATGAGATTTTTGTTAAAACAATTAAATCCGCAAATGGTACTGAAACCACACAAAATTGGTTTTATTTATCCCCAACAAAGAATAAAGATAGGACATCCACAGAATGGATTACTGGTAACACTAAATCAGGTACTTTAGAAGTAAACATTTCTGCTTACAGTAAAAGACTATCTGAATCTGTTTTATTTTCACAAAATTTAACAAACAAAACAAGAGGTAATTTCCAAAAAATATCATTAAAAAGTGTAAAAGATATTAATTCCTATTATCAAAAAGACGCAAACGGTTTTGTAATTGTAGGTGTTGATAAATTATTTGAAGATATATTTGAATTAAGAAAATCATACGAAGAACAAAGAAAAAAGGTTGAGGATGATGTTGAAAGATTAATGAATGAGGTCATTAAAAAACCTGAACTTCTTGGATTTGAACCAACGATAAGAAATATTTTTGCGGTGGTTTTAGCAAATGCGGAAGTATACATTCGTTTAATGAAAGAAGTTCACAATAAAGCGTTTGAGTCGGCAGATAACAGATATAAACTAATTGGTAATTTATCAAAAGAAACGAAGGGTGATAAAACAATTTACCCATGGCCTGAAATTAAAAAACCAACTGCAGGAACACAACAGAATGTCATTGCGTATCCCGGAGACTCTGAACTTATTAATAAATTAAAATCAAATGACAGTACATTGTGGCCTGAGGTTGCATTTATTGAAGATTATATAACTATTGTTACAGGTAAGGACGAATCAAACGTTAAAAATGAACCAACAAGAAACAACACAAGATACTTGTTCGAAACGAACGCTGATGAGACTAAAATTGAGGACATATGTGGTATTGATGTAATTAACGGTACATTACCCTATAACGATACCTCATACTCATCATTTGTTTACGAATTATACGAAAGAGCAAAATATATCACATTATTAGATTCATTTAACCAAAACTTCTTAAATATTTTAGCAGACGAAGAATTTAATAATATTAAAGGAACCATTAATGAAGATATTGATTTAATTGATTTTGTAAAAAAATTAAGAAGTATTACTGACCTAATTAGTTTTCAAAAATCGGTACCATTAACGGATGAAAAAGGTGTCCCTGTTTTAGATTTAAACGGAAAACAAAGACAATCAAATAGTTTTAGTGGATACCTCCCCGGATTATCACCATACGATAAGTTTAACTACTTTAAAGACCACTTACCAACAACGGACTATATTATAAACACGTTTGACCAACCATTTAAATTGGAGAGTTATAACGTTAATTCACCACAACAAGGTGATTTAAATCAAACCGCATTAAACACTGAATTAATAAATTACGAAGCGGAAGATTATCGTTACAATATCTACCCATTTAATTCAGGTACATATTTGGGTTATTTAGGTCAAAGTACATTTAAAAGAGAAAATTTAAAATTTGACGGTTTATTAAATGTTGATAGTTCTCAAGGTTTTATCACCTCTTTTGTAAATTCAAAATCGTGGGTTAAACCGGACTATACTGAAAATATATTCAACCAACAATTGAGGATTACGAATCCTGCAATATCTGCAGTTGGTCTTGTACCGTTTATCCCTGCAAGTACAACAACCGTTAACATGTTGAACACTCCTTACTTTCACAATCAACTATTGAGTGATTTTGGTAATTCAACAAAATATGCGAAATATAAAGGTTCTGCTTATCTTTTATTAAATTCATTACCATTTTTGGATTTGGATGACCAGATATCATATAGTAAAGGAGCACCATTTGCGTCTAAATCTATTTTAATGTCATCATTGTTTAGAGAAGTTTCCGCAACACATTTTGTTCCATACCATTTATTGTTAAAATGGGGGTCAATCTATCATAGATATAAAACTTATTTAAATGACGGTACCGACATTCTTGGTGGATGTGTAAACGTAAGTAATTTAACTCAACCAATAGACGGTAGTGGATTTTTTGATAATGGTTTAAATTTAACATTTGACATATCTCCGATTGTTGGAAGTACAACAGGTTCAACGGTAAACGTAAACCACGCAAACTATAACAATGTGGGAGTTTCTCCGTTCTATCAGTCAATTTATAATCAGATTGTAAATGGGTTTGTACAATACGATGGAACAACATCAGACTATAGTGGAAAAACTAGTGATGGATATATTTTACATAGAAATAGTAAACGAGATAATTTAAATAATTGGGATGTTGTTGTTAATAATGAGTTGTATTTTACAAATGGTTCATTGGAACAACAATTTAATAGAAGTTTTACTTTGTTACCATCAAATGGTAATATGAAAACAATCCCAAACGGTCAGTTTTTTATACCAACAGAACAAAAAAACTTTAGAACAATTTGGTTTTCACAAGATTCAATAAACGGTGATTTATCTGGTAAAACATTCCCTTCATATTCTGAATACATTAGAAGTACGGGAAATACATTTTCAATACAAACTAATCAGAAAAAAGTAATTGATTTAATTGCAACTTTTAGTCCTAAAATTTTAGAACAGTTTGAAGATTTATTTTTAGAATTTGCAACCGAAACTCAAAATACTGAATTACCATACGAACCGTTTCAAAATATAAATTATTCTAAATTTCAAAATATATTAAAAAGTTTATCGGTAATCAATAAACAAAGTACCGAAACTACAAATATCGATGAATTAATAACATCGTTAACCGAAAGACAAACTAAAAACGCTGAGTTTATCACAAGAGGGTTATTGTCAAATGAAAATCTAATCAAATTTTCAATGGCGAACCCAAAAGAAATTGACCCATACATACTTTTTGGTATGGCGAATAGTTCGGAGGGTGCGGACCAATTAATTAATTACGCGGTTCAACCATTCGATGTTTTAGACAATACGGTTGCGAATCAAAAACTAATTAGATTATACATTGGTGAGGATATCGATAACCATTATTTTAATTTCTTTGTTGTAAATGACATCAAACTAACCGAAGATAATATCATCAGATATCGACCAATGGCGCAGATATACGGTGGTTATATTACTGCCGGTGGAGTCAATACCCCAACTGCGTTTAGTGATTATTTAAATACATCCATTATAAACAGAAAACCGGCATCACAAAATGTTGCTGGAGGAGCGAACAACAGACTAACAATTTTCTTAACACAACTTTTAAATAAACTTAGTTCAAACGATGCTATTCCGCAAAACAATACATCAAATAGAATACGTCAATATGGTGGTTATAACACTAATGACCTTAAACTTGAGATGTATAATACCTTTAAGTCGTTTAATGACAAATGGACCGCGGGTAATTCAATAGGACAAAGATTACTTTTAGAAGAATTTTTATTCTTAGATAAAGCAAATAGGGATATTGGAGATAAATTTTATTTGAATTTAGATAGAATTCTACCATTGGTTGACCCGAAAAACGCAAATGTTAGTTTATACACCGCGATATCGATGTTAATACAAGGAACCGGACTCGATATGAGGGCATTACCGGCTTATGTTAATTTTTATGGGACTAATGTTGGTACCAAATCTAAAATAACCCCATCTAAAAATGTTGCTAAAAATTTATTCGGTACCTTCTTAGAGGTCGATTACCAAGAGTCGTCACCAAAAGTTATTATTCAATTGGTTGGTAATTCATCAAAAAGACCCGATATGTCAAACAGTAAACCGTATAAGTTTACGGACGATAGTTTCCATCTTGGTTCGGTGAATAACAACCCATTAGTTGTCACATCACTACAAGGTTTCACTACGAATGATTTAAGTAAATCAAATAAAGTGGTTGCGTTCGAAGTTAGTTTTGGTGACCAAAATCAGGGAATTTTTAAGGGAGTTCAATTGGACCAAAGTTCAATTAAGAACACATCAGAATCGTTTCAAGTTTTAGAGGATATAACCAGGTCACAATCAGGAGCAGGGGCACATAACGTGGATGTTGGTTTATTTGATTATTATAAACAAGCATCATATAAATGTGAGGTTTCATGTATGGGGAATGTGATGATTCAACCAACAATGTTCTTCTATTTAAAAAATATACCAATGTTTAGGGGTTCATATTGGATTACTGAGGTAAATCATAATATTAAAGGAAATACGATTAGCACCACATTCACTGGTACAAGATTACCATATACTTCATTACCCGACCCAAGAGATTCGTTCTTATCAAGTTATCGTATATTGTTTGATAAGATTTCATCTAAAGCACGTGCGATATTGAAACAACGAGCATCTACCGATACAAAAACAGATGAGGTTATTATTTATAACAAAGTTTCATATGTAACTGATAGACAAAACAAAAAAATAACGGGTGAAAATATATTAAATGAGGTTGGAATAAACGAGTATGGAATACCATATAATGGATATAATGAAAAACGATTAATTCAAAAAGTTGAAAACAACGGAGAAACTTGGTTAAGAACAGTTGTTGTTAGAATGGGTAGTTCGGGTTATACTCTTAATGATGAAACTACAATGAATTTGGCGAATGGAATCAAATGGTCAACAATCAAAGATTCAACATATAAATTCTACACATCAACTTTCCAACTATCTAGAATCGTTAATGAGGCAAAAATTAGAACTGCGGTTACTACATTTAAAAATCCTAAAAACGGTAAAACAACAGTACTCAACCCAAGTTATCAATTGGATGGCTCATTAGGAACCATCATTGCAAACGGTCCTGTTAGTGTTGGTCCGAACTCAACTGAATATGGTATGGGTATGTCAAACCAACTCATGACTGAATTGGGGTTATATGATGGGGATGTCGTTTATTTTAAAATGTAAAAACCGAATGTTTTTGGTTTTCTTGGATATTTATTAAAGAAAAATACTATTATGAACAACGAAAAAATAAATAACACTTTGGATAGTTTCATGAATCCAAAAAATGTTAAATCTATTTCAAATGATGGAATGGAAAGAGAAGAGTGTGACTTAAAAACTGGCGAATGTTACGTTATTAGGTCTAAAGATGGTATTGTTGAGAGAATAAATAAAAAATTCATTACCGAAGACGGTAGACAACTTTTACAAGATTAAGAACATGGAAAACAAATTAGAAAAACAATTACTCGAAGAAGTAGCTCGTTTCAGAGCAATTAATAAGTATACGGGGAAATTAATGAGTGAACAGGAAATACCTGCACCCGAAGGAGAATTACCTCCATTACCCGATGCGGGAGCGCCAGCTGATGCGGGAGCACCTCCAGCACCCGCGGGAGAATTACCACCGGCACCT